AGTTTTCATTATTTTTTACCTTTTATGGGTTTGACAAAGGATTTAACGTTGCCTAGAGATTTAAGGCCACGTTCAGCACCGAGACCGGGTAAACCCATAAACTGTTCAAGTTCGGCTAGTAAGCCTTTTACAATTGAATCAGATTTAGCGGAGTTAGTTTCGTGCTTTAGTTTTTGGAGTTGTTGCCAGAGGTTATTAAACTGTTGAATGTTTACATCAGTTTGAGAGGTGATATTAGGTTCTTGGACAATCTTTAGATTGCCAGCGAGGTGAGTATCACGGGTTTTTTGGATTTCATGAAGTTGTTGTTGATCAAGCAATGAAGCTTGTTTTTTCATGTTAACGAGTTGCTGTTCCATTTGAGAAGCAGCGATTTTAGTGGCTACGGCAGACGAGCCAATTTTAGTGTCGCCCTGAAAGGAAGCGCCACTGGGAGAGCTAGCGCCTTTGCCGCCAGCAGAGAGGATAGGGTTTAAGCCCGCTTTGCGTAGGTCAGCGACCTCGCGTTGGTGAGCAGTAGAGGACATGCGTTCTTGAAAACGCATTTGTTTTGCAGAAGATGCAGCAGAGACCCCAGATCCGAAAACGGATCCGAGGGCACTTAGGCCGCCTGCAATTATAGCTGGAGCAACCATAGTATTTCCTTAGAAATGGTCAATTAAGCCCGGTACAGAGTACACAGGCATTGGGCGGACACATCGTAGAGACATGTGTGAATCGAAGATGAAGTCGGGTTCAGATGGAACAGCGACGATACGGTCGATAGGTGGGTTGTCTTCAATGAATGAAGGGTTAAGAGCGGGAAGAGTAGCGAAGTCTTGGGATAAATGCCAAGCATCGAGGGAGGCTGTCGCATTAGAGCGAAACAGCGAAGTAATAGTAGAAGGTTTATAGCGGTATTCCGCATAACGTTCTTGATAGCCGAAGACGGCGTCATCGGTGGCAGAACCATCTGCAAAGATTTCTTTGTTAAGGATAGATTGTTCGCCAAGGTGAGATAGAGCAGGCCAGTAGAAGTCATAGCGTGTAGAACGCGAGAACATACGGTTTAGGCCTTGTTGATAGGTTAGGTCTGCGCGAACGGAGACCATTCCTATGATAATGCAGTGTTCAGTAAATGATTTCGAGAAGCCATGATTATGAAGATTGGCTGTACCGAAAGCTGCTAGATTGCCCTGAGGAGTCGTAGCATCAGATGCAGATTGTTGAGTTACAGGGGTGATGTTTACTGCGGTAGAACCGCCGCCTAAATATTCAGGGCGTTGTAAACGTGCGTCAGGAGAAGAGACGCCGAAGTGGGATTTTATAAGCTCGATATATCGAGTGCCGCCACGAGCGTCACGTTCTAGAAGGCGTTGTACTTGGAACGCTTGACGTAGTTCGTTGATGGTTGCAGCAGTAGCGTCTGATAAATCAGCGTACAGTTCAGTACCCCAATTGTAACCAGTTCCTTGAGATGTAGGCTGGAAGCCCGGAGTACCCAAGGGAACAGGAGCAGTGCTAGAAGGGTAAGTATTCCAGTCCTCGGATACGACTGGTGCAGAAGTACCAAGAGGAAGTTGAACGGCTGCGCCTTTTTGTGGCCAAGGTAGAGCAGAGGTGAAGTAGTCGTGGCGTTTGCCTCGACGTTGAAGGGTGTAGTCGGTGTCTGGGTCGGGACCATCACCGCGTGAGACAGTAAGAGAGTCTTGAAGATTTTCGTCTCGGAACCATTCGTTCCAAACGAGATTATAAGCTCGATGCCACATAGCGGAGTGTTCGAGGCCAGCAACTTTTGTAGGAATGCCGAAATAATCGGACATAGAGCCTTCAGCGTAACCGCCAGTAGGAGAAGTTGAGGTAGGGATTAGGTAGTCAATGGAATCTCCGGGGTCGATTTGTTCACCATTGAATTTTTGCCAGTTATCCCATAATAGACGCATAGGCACTGAGAAGAAGTGCGTGTCCATGTACATATTGTCCATGATGGGGTTAATAGGTGTGGCAAGACGTGCGAAAGCAGTCATGTTTAGTTTAAAAGTGTCTCCGGGCAAAGCCTCGTCGACAAGTATAGGGATTAGTTTTCCGGCGTCGAAAGTGGTTTTCACGCCGTGAGAGCGGTCGAAAGACGACCGTTGAATATCAGCCTTGGGTATTTGGCTGAAGTTATGGGACATTACGGATTTCATTTTATTATTCCTTAGGTTGGACAAATTCAATCGCTACAAAGAGCGATTTTGGGGTGGGTAAGAGGTCGAATTTAGAGTTAGAATCGTCGTAAGTTCCTAGTTCGAATAGAGTGTAGTCGCCGGGATGTTGGGCGAAGGCAGACTCAGGGTCTTGTACCGAGTCTGAGAAGGTTCGCACTGCGAGACCTGTTGAGTTTAAGTATACGGGATTAGAGTAGCTTTCAGCTTTAGAGTCGTAGATGGTGAATAGTTTTTGTAACATGTTAGATTTCCTCAAGGGTTCGGTTTAGCAGATTTGCCTGGGCCTGTTTTACTTTATGTTTGACGTGTAGGCGTTCAGGAGTATTGTCTGCTGAGTATTTTTCGGCATTAGTGAGCCGGTCATGTTTTATATCATCGTAGAGGAATGGATTTTCCTTTTCAAGGATAGAGTCGTAGTACTTTGGTGGTTGCATTGGGATGCCTTTAATTATGACTTCGTCAGAGGGGTAGACATCGGTTTTATAGTTTTCATACCATTTATTAGCCACGCCGGGACGGCGGGACATGGTGGTATATTCGGGTATTATTATGTGTTGTTCGCCAGTGACGGGATCGTCATAGCGGTAGTGTTCATCGGCTTGTTTGCCGTTGATTTTTTTCATGATGTAGCGAGCAGTATATGCCGCAGTTTTGAAGTTTAGTTCTCCTATGGTGCAGAAGCCACCAGTAATGGGTTTATTAGTTTTGTCATCAGTCGATGACCAGATTTCCTCAAGTTTAGCTGAGGTATAAAGTTTATCCCCGTTTTTTGTCGTTTTATAGAGTTTTTTATCGGGGAAGTCGAAGTTGAAGAGGCATGCATGATAGTGAGGACGGTTATTTTGTTCACCGTATTCACCGCATTGATAAAAGCGGATGCCATGTTTGAATTGCCAATCTTTGTGTTCCTGAGTTTCAGGGTTTTCAGATGGCCAAGGGTTAGTGGGTACGTAATGTTTACGTAGACGTTTCATGAATTTTTGAAAGTGTTGTTTATCCAGACTGTGATTAGCTGGAAGTGTTTCAGGTGAGTAGGTTAGTGTAATGAAGCAGTTTTCCTCATGGAGGGAAGCTTCATGGACGCACCGAAGGGCCCATTGTCGAGATTTCTCGAAGCGGCAGCCTATGCATTGACCGCATGGAATGGTGACCTCGGTATCGTCTTGAGCGTATTTTAAATTGAATACGATTTTTCTCTTATTTCGAGCTGTAAGCTCTTTTGAGCGGTAGCCAATAAGAGGTGAGTAACAAGGCATTATAAGCGGATTCCACCGCGCATAATTCCAGAGGTGCCTTGGATGTTTTTGTTATGAATTCGAGTGCCCTTTTTGAAAGAGCGTTTTGAACTTTTTCGGGACATTTTTGAACGTTTCATAGATTTTCCTTATTAAGTAAGTAAGTAATAGTTTGAGAGTGGTTAGTAAACCACGTTTTTTAGGGAGTTTCCACTGTTTGGTGTCACTCCGGACAATTACATCAAGTAGAGAATTGTCTGCGGGGCCATGGAGGCCCCTTTTGCTAACGCGTTTCACTTGTTGAATCCTACGCCGGGGCTTCGGATTTATCGATTGGTTCGATGGTTTGAGGTGGAGATATAAGTATCTCGAAGTCGTCGCGTAAGAGGCCGAGTTTGTGAGCCTCAGCGACGTTCTTATCATCGTGTACGAATGAAAGGAGTTGAGCAGGATCGTTTTTAAAACGCTTCCTGAGAGCGCTAGGTAGTTCTTCGAACATAGAATTAGCGCTAGCGACGGTTTGCATGTACTCCTGATAGTCGGTGCCGTCAAGATCCCGGTATTCACCGGGGTTGAAGTTTTCAGGCATGACGCCTGTTTTATTATAGTTTTTAAGAATGTTGTTTACATCACATTCGTTTTTGAAAGATTGTTTAGTTAAAGTTGGGCCGGAAGTCTCAAAAGAGACCCGGAGTTGTGGAGAGTACGCAGTACGAAAAG